GTTTTCCCTATTCCCGTCTATATGGTGAACATGAAAACCTTTCGGTATTTTTATGCCGTAATGTCTTTCGTACAATTTTCGGTAATTCATTGTCAAAAAAACGCCCCGTATTTCATCATCCGTTTGCCGCCGGATAACTACTTTACAGGGCATTAACTTTCTTTCTTGGCTGCGGCAACAACCATTTCGATGCAAAGATAACTATTCTTTTTTATTTTCCGGCAACAATAAGGAAAGATTTTGTTTCTGCGACATCGCTTCCTGTATTTCTGCAATGCGGTTATCATTCGCAACCAGAGATACAACTGGATAGCGTGAATTTTGGCCGGGCTTGTTGCTCTTTGCAAACTGCACCGATAAATCAAACACCGTTCCAGTTACCGTGCCGCGCATTATTTGCACTCCATCAAACGATTCCCGGATATTCCGAATAGATGATGCTTTACCCTTTGTAGAGAATTGCCACACACCCACAATACCACGCACCGCAGGGATAACAAAGCGCATGGTTAGCACAATATCCCAATTCTCTGCGCCGCGTCTGGTTGGATTCTTGGCAGTGATTTGGTCCATGATGTCCGGGAATTTATCAACCGAATACGGGGAATATTTCTTCCCGTCCCAAATCTCAAATACTTGCCCATCCCCACGGGCCACCAGGGCACCGGAATTATCACGGTATTCGTACCTTTCATTGCAAACTTTCGCGGCATCATCGGACGGGAATACCACTTGGATGGTAGCGGGCTTTTCGCCCAATGCCTGGGTAAACAATCCGGCATACTTTCCAGCCGGGATGAAGTAATCCACGGAAACGGGATATTCTTTGCCATTTTGGCCCATTTGTTTTTTGCCGATATGCAACCGGCCGATTTCGGGGAGTTCAAGGATTCCCGCGCCCTGCTCCGGGCGTACAATTCTTCCTGCCATGATTACAATTCTTTTGGTGTTGACGGTTCGGTAAACGCGTATTTTTGTATTGCTTCCGCAAACGCATTTTGCACGTTTTCCATTGTTTTTTTCAGTTTTTCGACGTGTTCCGAACGGCGCATAAGTTGGGCCAATTCGGCGTCCTCAATATTGACGTACCAAACCGTTTCCGACGAATTGGTTTCGTGAATTTCGGTTGCATCTTCATTTTCACATAAACGCGGCCGCCAAGATGCGGTTAATTCAAAAGCGCGAATCCCGTTCGGTTTCTGTTCAACAAGACGCACACGGGCAACGTCTATTGAATCCAATTGCACCCGGTAAACCGGGGAACCAATCGTTAAATCTTTGACCGTCATAATTACAATTCCATTTCAGCGTTCAACAAATTTTCCTTTGCGGCAGATTCTAAAACCTCTATCGCCTTTTTGTCGGCCTCAATGTTAACAGGTTTTTGTGCCGGTTCGTGATATGTGGCCGACACTTTTATCCCATCATCGTTTTTTTCCACTTCAATACCTTCCCATGGTAATTTGTCGCTTATTTGCGATTTAACGGGCTTTTCGGCTCCGGATGAGGGATTTGTTGGTTCGGCGTCTTTGGCGTCTTTAACGGCCTTTTTAGTGGGCTTCTTGGCGGTGTCTGCCTGTTCTCCGGATTCCGGCGCCGTGGCCGCTTGTTTGGGAGCATCCTTTGTGTCGGCCTTCGTGCGAATCAGTTCCGCCAACGATAACGTCAACAGGTTGTCCGCAATCTTTCCGTTATCCAAGTCAAGAACGCCACGAACGATTGTCAACGTGTTATCCCGCTTTTCATCCTCAATCGTTGCAAGGGCCAAAAGATATGGCAATTTCTTGGCATTGACGGAATCCGTTTGGTCTTTCAAATTGTACGTGGGTTTTGTGCGCCAATCCTTCGGGGAAAAGTTAAACACACGTTCAATCGGGAAGCCGTCAAAATTGATGTTCCACATTTCCCGATACAAATGCAGCTGCAATTCGTGTTCTTCGAAAAACCCCTTGCGGCCGCTTTTGAAATCCACTATTGCCGTGAATGTTTTACCTGTCTTCGGGTCAGTCATGACGCAAGGAAGGTCAAGACAACCGGCATAGCGATATTTGGGATGCACCAATGCAATCTCCACGGCCAAGGGCTTCACGTTGTAGTCTTTCACGAATTGGGCAAAGGCCAACACATCCTTACGGATTTTGACGACCCATTGGGAAAATAGGGATTCCGGGATATGTTCGCGTTCCATGTATGACATCAGGACGGCCGGAACCGAATCGAAATCATATCGGCGATTAATAATGAGGCTTTCGAATTCCCCATGCATGAACGTTCCATAGGCGGCAGCCATATCGCGCTTTTCCGTGGACCCCTCTTTGCCATTGGCAATCATCCAATCCAAAAGGGCCGGAGACGTCGGCATAACCTGTTTAAGAAGCGTTGTGACTGACGGATAAAATTCGGGTTCGCCCTTTTCATTGAACCGGTAATAATAACGGTATCCGTCGGAATTGAGTTGATAGACCCGATATGGCGGTTCCTTCAACGCATCGGCGTTGAAAAATATGGCACGGATTTCTTCAACGGTCATGCCGGGGAAAATCTCCTTGACCATTCCGGGGTCATCGCCTTGGCCGGAATTCATTAGTTCTGCCAAGGCATCGTTGGTTTTGATTTCTTTTTCCATCGTATCGCAATTTTTATTTCATCCTATTATAACGGATGGCTTCACAAAGAAATGTTAATGTGAAGATACCAGCCAAACCCACAATGATGTAAAAGGCTGGTGTCCAGAAGATGCCGACAAACGCAGCAATGAGGATTATGGCCCAGACAATGGACCAAAATAGATTTAATTTAAGCCCGTATTTCATACCTATTCGTTTGAAATCCCAAATAGGAAATCGGCCGTGCATCCGGTTGTTTCACAGATGATTTTGACCCAATCAGGATTGATTTTGTTCGTCTTCCCGTTGCACAATCCGGTCATGTTAACCTGTTGCGCTGCGGGTGCGGAATCCGGCCACAACTTTGCGGCCAATTCCTTCTTTAATACTTTCTTGCCCTGTTCTTTTGCGCGGGCAATCGCTTGTTCTACACGTATCATAATTCTATTTCGGATTTGATATATGCGCCACAATGGTCGCATTTGTAAATGTAATTGTCAATGACGTAGGAATTCGGAGTTAGATAGGTTCCATCGTTCAATTCGTGGCCCTCCGTTTCTACGAACCTTATTTTGCCCCCACATTCCGGGCAATCGCCTTCGCCCATCAGGGTCAAAGAACAGAATGCGCCGAAGATGTCTGCCGGGATGGATGATGTATCGAAATATTGGCGCAAGAAATTAACAACATTATGTATCAATTCGTGGCCCATTACGTCCATCACTGATTCCCCATAATTGGCCGGGTCGTCATCAAAGAATCCGGCCCCAATGAATTCTTGGCAAAGATTGCGCGAAAGGGATTCAAGCACTACCACTCCGAAACCATCCGCAATCTTATCCAGATATTTGTCTATTTTGAAATGCATAACTATTCCGGGAATCCGCCCGGTCGGGGTCTTACTTTCGAATGCAAATGTAATCATTATTTTTTAATTACCAAAATTCCCAACATAATTTTTTATGCTTACATTCATATAACCAACGGCCAATCCTTAATTTTGTCATAAGTTCGATTTAACACATCTTCCCGACAAAAACGATAAGTTATACCACCCGGAACGGAAAGGCTCGGAAAACGGCTTAAAAACGGCCAGTCTGGGCTGGATACAAAAAGACCGGGGAAATTCCCCGGCCCTGTTATTCGACAACGGTAACAACGTGGGTAACGTCCATTGCCTTTCCATTTGTTCCGGGCTTTCCGGCCTTGCGCCAAGCGACCAAACGATATACGTTGCCAGTTACGGCCACTTTGTAATCATCGAATTTGTAGATGGTTAACAAAAAGTTAATACGTTCGTCAATCCATTTTGCCGCGTCCACGAATCCGCGATGGTTGCGAACCTTTCCACCGATAATGGTCTGCACCTTTGCTTTCATTTCGTATTTGGTGTTGATTATGTATGCCATAATGTTTGGAATTTGTGGCCCGGGTTGCCCCGGGCCGTGTGTTCGTTAATAAAGCATTGTACGACGAGCGTTCATTTCTTGAACTTTTCCGTTGCGGTCCGTTATCTTGAACGAAATGTTATCGTAATAAACGGCGTCTAACTCGGAAACATCACAAAGACCGATTTTAATAAAGTTCTCGCGCCATTCTTCCATTTCCTTTTTTGCGGTTTCGCGGTTTGCACACGCCTTGATGAATCCGCCGTTTCCGTTGGTCAAAACCCAAATGTAATTTTGTTCCATATCGCTTTGTTTTTTTAGTCCCGGAACCCGCCGGTGCGGTGAATTCATTATTGAATCCAAGGGCAAAGGTACAACAATTTTTTGAAAAACCAAAACTTTTACTTTAATTTTTTCACTTTTTTTGAAAAAAGTTGCATTTTGCCTGAAAGAATACCAGCGGAACGCGGTATATTTGTACAGACAAACCCCAAAAATCAACAGTTATGCCGATTAGAAAAGTGCCGGGAGGGTATCAATGGGGCCAATCCGGCAAAGTTTATCCCACACGGGCGCAAGCGGAAGCCCAAGCACGTGCAATCTATGCATCAGGATACCGCGAAAAGACCACACAAAGCAAAAAGAAATAGGGAATTTCGACATTAAGCGAATTTTCCCTATCTTTGTCACGTCTTTTTCATCGTATCGCCCACAATGGTATTAAGACGCCCCCGCCCGGTTCTCTGGGCGGGGTTTTTATGTGGTTTTCAAGCAAGATTCGTTGTCACTTCTACGAATCCGCAAGTCTTGGCAACGGAACGGACACTTTTAATCACTTCATCATTGATTTTTACCACCACGTTGACGCCACGTTCAAGGCCATCGAAGATGATTATCGGAACATTTGCCATCATTAGCAAATAATGAAATGACCCGACGGAATCGCCGCCGTCTGTACGTTCGAATGAAAGCACCTTGCATTCCCGGAGGGATTTCAACCCACGGCTTTTGCAAATCCTTTCGTAATTTTCCGCCTTTGAAATCTTTTTTGCCATATTATTCCTCCTTTCTTGCGTTAAGCCCAAGTTCGTAGAAGTGGCGGGCAACTGCGTCCATAAAGTCTGGAACTGGACGTATATCCCTTGTACCACAATAGCTGTTGATTTCCTTTTCCAAATCCACCTCCGGCTGCTCCTGCTGGAACTGTTCTATAAAAGCGAGTATATCGTTGTCCTCAACCGCTCTGTCGCCATAGCATTTCGCTTTTTCCGCGAGTTTGCAGTTCTCGGTCATCCTCCTTTCTATCTCGGCAATCAGTTTGTCTGCGTCAATGTGTTTCATAAGCAGTACATTTTAAGATGTTCATACAATTCAGCAAGGACACGATGGTCTGCACCCCCAAGATGAGCTGCACACCAAAGTAGTGCATCCATCTGTTCCTCGCTGGGTTTCCAATGAGGCTGGGGACGAAGGGATTTGAGCCAAGAGACATCTTTGTCTCTTTCCTGCAAGTCGTTTAGACCACAGAATGCAATAAATTTCTGTTCTTGTTCTTTATCAATTTTAATTAGCGATAAGATATGGTTCAGCCTTTTCTCATCTTCCTCGCTCCACTCTGCGGGCTTCTGCTCTTTTTGCTTTTCGAGACAGGCAAGAAATCTTCTTCTCTGGTCGTCAGGCAGTATTAAATCCTCAAGAACCGCTATTAATTCTTTCCTTATCCTCTCATCCTCGCTCTCATTCTTCTCCACAATAATCTTCCTGCCGTCAATCTTTGCGGTGAAGCCTTCTGGGATAATGTAAGTTCCGTTTTTAATTTCCAGTGTCATAGTGTTATTTTGTTAGGCTGTCAATAGTGCGAATAATATCAGCATATCCGGCAGAAAGCCCTTTTTGCCAATCTGATACGTTTCTGTTATTTTCTTCGGCTATCTGTTTATTAAGGATGTTAAGTCTTTCTGTTTCTTGCCTTATTTCTTGTAAGGCGAGGTTATAGAAATAGCGAGCCATTGGCGCAACATCTGTAATTGATAACTCCGCTTTGGTCGCATCACTCAATAGCGTTCCATCATAAGCCTCGCTAAAATGCATTGCGATATAAGAGTCAATTTCCTTTTCAAGTTTCTCGTTCATGGCTACCAAAGAATTGCGGTTAATAATCCGGCCAATGCACCCAAAATTATAAGGGACCAACGGTCTTTAATTTCTTGCCAAATCTGTTTCATATTACTTTGATTCTATTGGTTTAACTATTGTTCCCGGAACCCATAACCCGCGTTTCTTGGCGTATTTTTCGGCCGTCTTTGCATCCTTGGCAAATATGACGTGGCCATTGACGTCCCATCGCGGCAAATCCCGTTTGGTTATTTTCTTGGCATACACGGTTGACGTCCCCGTATCGAAAATCTTTTTATCGTATGCGGACGCCATCAACATTACGCTCGCTGCCAAAAGTGCAAATTGCTTTCGATTCATATTACTTTGATTTTGTGGGCCGGTTGCCCCGCCCGTATCTTATATTTCAAATCCAAGTTTTTGCGCCAACGCCAAAACATCCTTTTTTGAATGAACCGATGACGGAATATTAACCGTTTCGCCCGTGGTTCGCGTCAAAGCGGAAAAATATTTTTTCATTGCATCCGGGTAATACGTCCCGAATGGGTCTTTTTTGAACCCCCAACATTTGCAATTACCGTAACGGATGGACCAATAACCGCCCGCGCAACCTGTGTAACGATTGGCCGCGATGCGTCCCCGTATGGCTTCGAAGAAATGGCCATCGAGCTTTTGGATAAATACATATTCGGACGTATTGACGGATTCCCGGGCGCAAAGGCGGTCCCACTCTTTACGGATATATGCTTGTTCGCTTTCGGTCATTTCGGACAACTTGCGGCCATCCTTGATTTCTGCATACTTGTAAGACATAACGGTAAAGGATTAAGCAACGTAAAATGAAATCTTGATACCACGACGGAGCTTGCAAACGCAGCAATCCGTCATGTCATGAAATGCACGGTCTAATAGACGATTTGTTAATTCGATGTCCCCAACCAGACGAAGAAGGCCGGACACGCCCACAAGAGTGTTTATCCTATGCCCATCATAGATGCCGGAAACCTTGATTTTGTAGTTTCCGTTGATTTCGCGGGATGTGTATTTTAACGTTGCCATAACTGTTGTTGTTTCAATCGCGGAACCGGCCGCGTCCGTCAGGTTGTAACCTTAACCCGATGCAAAGATATAGATAATTTTTTAATTTCCAAAAAAAACAACAAAATTTTTTCGCTTGAAGTTATTTTTTTTCGAAATTCGATTTAAGGGCCTTATAGACAAAAGATGATAACTTGTACCACCCAATGTCTTAACATCGCTAAAAACGGCCTAAAAATGCGAAAAAAGAAAAACCCACCGCGTTTCACAACGGGGTGGGAACAGTGAAGATGATAAACCTATGCAAATACCAATGGCACAAAGATAATGATTTATCTTTCAATCACAACATGTTCGACGCCTAAAATTGTCGTATGGGGGTTTTTGCTGACAACATCAACGCGGCGGTTCTTAACCATCCGGGTCTTCCAGAGGAAACCCAAGAATCGTTTGTATTGCACGGATTCGGCCACCACAAGCGAATCCCGGTTGGTCAATGTTCCGACAAATTCCTTTTCAGTCAACAGGCCGTTGAAATCAAACCAAGCATCGCCGCAATGAACAGCCACAGTTGGAATAGGTATTGTGTCCCTAATAATGGTCGTGTCCCGTGGCATGGCCTTCAAATCAATAATGGTCTGCGACTGCGTTTTGTTGACTGCGGCCAAATCCCGGTTGCGGGCGGTCAATTCCCGAATCAGCTGCGCATCGTCAGCGCGGAACCGTTGGAACTCCTTTATGGTTAATTCCATTGATTGCACACGGGCCGCATTCAAGGAATCACGCACACGGTATTGTTGCACATCGCCCAAAAGCGCAACAGAGTTGTTGCGATATTTATCCCTTTCGCCGGTCAGTTCCCGGATGCTCCGACATTGCGCCCCGCAAATGAAAAGGATTGCGGCCACCACGACCGCAACCCCGATTTCGATTTTAGTGCGAATGTCCATTATGCCGACGGAATTGCACCTTTATCGGTGGAATTGTAGGCCCATCCGCTTTCGGTACGGTCGTAAGATACGGTTTCCGTATTCTCGGCATCGAAATAGGAAAGGCAAAGGCCGCCGCCCGCGGTCGCCTTATAGGTAACCACATACAGGTGTTTCTCCGTGCCGGTCACTTTCACGACCTTATCCCCGACGCTCAATGCGTCAAGTTGTGCGGCCGTCAATGCGGTAATGTCGGTCACCTCAATGGGCGCGGCAGCGCCTGCAATGGCGGAAAGGACTTCGGCCAATGCGCCGCCGGCGTCAACGTTTGTTCCTTTACCGGCAATTTTTGCGTCAATCAACGCAAGGATTTGTTCTTTTGTCATGACTGTTTGTTTTTGTTGTTAATAATGTTAACCATGTTAGTAACATGTTATTCGTAATAATGCCAAATGACGTTCTGCACCTTTGCCGGGTCGTCATCAACATGGATGTATGTTTTACCGATGCCAATTCGAACGAATCCAACGGCCAACAGGGCCGCAACAATCTTCATGCGGTTTTGGCTTGTGTTGCAACGTATGTCCACCGCATAACGATGGGTATGCGGCCCGTCCCCGGAGCGGTTATGTTTCTTTTCCCATGCCGGGGAACGATATGCGGAATTAAGCACAAACGGGATGCCGGCCATTTCACGGGCCGCATCCAATTTGTCCATCGTACTTTGCTTCATGTCCTGTAAAGAACATGACGGCGTACATGCCTTAAATTCCGATTCTTTGAAATACTTTGCTATTATCATTCTTTTGGCTCTCCGTCTAAATCGCGAACCTCAACGGTCGTGTCGCCGTGCGTCAATTTAACGCCCAAACCTTCCCGAATGGCTTCGCGCACCTCATACAAAGTTGCGAAAGCGAACATGAAACCGGCAGCCTTGAAAATCGAACCGTCAATGACGCCCTTCGGAGGAATGAACAACGATACGACGAACATGGCTATTGTCATGGATAGGCATACCCACAACGCAATGGTCGTGGATATGCTTACCCTTTTCGTCATTGCCCGGAATTCCCGGACGGATTGTTGAACACTCATAGTTCGGACAATTTGCGCACCAAATTGGCGGTGCTGATGGAATAATTGCTATCGCTCTCAAACGGCCCTTGCGGGTTGTCTGCGGTATCTTCGGGCAGTCGCTTCTCCGTTCCGAGGTTGTCCACCTCCACGAAGGCGGGGAAGGGGGTGTCCACCGTCAGGGTGAGGGGAGTGGCGAGCGGGTAGTCGGTATTTGTTCCGTCCGTTATGAGTGTCGCGTCGCTCTCATCCCCTGCCTGATATGCTCTGCGCCCTCTGCGCTTTATTATCTTCGTCACCATCCCGTTCTCCACTACTGCCTCATCGTAGGAACTCCCCACTCCGTCCAGTCCGTTCACCACCACGGCATTGTTGTCCTCATCGTGGCAGGGGATGGAGTTAAGACCGAGGGCGAGGGTGCGCTCCCAGTACGGCTCATATGTCCCGTTACGGGAGGGGTCCGAGAGGTTGATGCAGATGTCGTGGTTGTAGGTGGTGCCGTAAGGAGCGCCGCTTCTAAATCTTAAATAGGCAATAGCCGGTGGTAGGGTTATTGTTTGTCCGTCCGCCCAGGAAGCACCAATACCAATACCCCAAGAACCACTAAAATATGTACCAATAAATTGCTTATTTACATCATATCCTAACAAAACCAGAGACGAAGCAGGTCCACGGAAATAATATGTACCACCATGTACAACGGGAATATAGTTTTTACTTCTCATATCAACAGAGGAGGTTACGTTTTGCCCCGTATTTATATTTATTCCTCCTTGTTCCCATTCCTCGTCCCACTGGTTGAATCCCCTTGTCTTTATCCCCGTCGCGGCGTTGTTCTTCAGCACGCCCGCGTTGTAGTTGTAGTACGGGAGAGGATGGAGGGCACGGAACGCGGCGGCGGTGGTGAGGCCGAGGCCCTCAAGGGTGAGGTCGACCACTATATCCACCCCGCCCGTCACGGATATAGGCGAGCCGTCGGAGGTCGCCACTGATGCCGTGCCGCCGATTATGGCGAAATACTGATGGCCGCTGGGGACGGTCACTTCCGTGTCGTTATCTCCCACCAGCTGGTTGAACGCCTCGGTCTTGCCCTTAATCCTCACCATATAGTCCACCCCGTCCCCGCCAGACTGGCGGAAGGCATACGGCCCTTGCGGTGTTCCCGCGCTGCGGGTGTCAACGAGATTGCCAGCGAAGCCCACGAACAATTCCGGGAATGAGCCTTTCGCCTTTGCAACGTCATCCAATGACAGACCACTGTCTTTCACTTGGCCGTTTTCGCCGAATGTGGCAATATGGTCTTCATCTGCATCTTCGACCAATTTCATGTACACATCGGCAAGGTTTTGCAACGCGGTATAAATTGCCCCGCTTGAAATCAAATTGCCGCTATCTTCCGTTGGTTCTTGGTCAAGTGCAATAATAGTTTGTTTATGCCATGCGGTATCATATACCAAGGCGCAAATTTCATCCGACACGATGAAACCAAAATCCGAATATGTCCCCGTGGCAGATGCAAGATAAAAAACCCTTTGGTCCGGCGTTCCGGGATTCGTTTCAGGGGTTGCAATCCCTCGGAACTGATACCCGCTTCCAAGGGAATTGACCATTGCAACCAGCACTTGTTGCAAGATGTTGCCGGTTATTTCTTCGTTGCCATTTTGCTTGATAACGGCAATGATGGCGTCTTTTAAGTTCTCGTAGTTCATATATCAAAATCGTTATTAAAGTCGTCATTGAAATCGCCGCGAAGGGCCTTGACATAACCCGTTCCAATCTTCTTTGCAACGGTCGCGGTGTCGAATTCCGCCGTTACGCTTGCAACGTCGCCATTGCTCTCCCATTCAGGAGTTATAAGGAATGTGTCCAAAGAATACACATGGCCGCTCTTCGTTATCTGCGCGAAATCTGCCATGCGCACAAGACGCATCACGTCCAAAAGATATTCGCTTGCAAAGAATGCGAACTTGTATCGCTTTTCGGAAATTTGCTTCGTTGGGAAGAAATACCCATCCCGCTCCTCGCCTTCTTCTTCAAAGCGATAGTCGGGTTTGGCGATGGTCGCGTCCAGATACAAAACATTCTTAAAGTTCGGATTCTTGTACACGATTGTTCCGGCATCCATCACAAAATTCTCCGCATCCCACCATTCCAATTTCAGGTATGGCGAAATATCATTTACCACGGTAAAGATTTCCGAATACCATGTGTTCGTTCCATCGGACATTACGGCATAATATTGCCCATTTTCAAAATTCCCTAACACCGGTAGTTGCCCGGGGAATACGATTACATCATAACCAAAATTTTGGAACGGCACAATGGAAAAGCCCATTTCGGATGGGTCATAATTGCCAACCAATTCGCCTTTCCCTGTGTAAATCGCAAATGATTCAATGCCGGCCGTGGATGTTGTCGCCGCATATAATTTTGGTGAAGCATCGGGATAATTCGGATTTTCATCTTGAACATCCACAAAGACGGTTCCCTGTGGTAATACCCATCCGCCCGTAAACATCCCTTCATTATCAAATTCGGCGGTAAATGTTTCCAATGGTTCGAAATCATTATTTAATGCAACGGCCGTAACCATAAGCGGTGCGGTTTGGGGTATGCCCTCAAAATAAACGGCCGTGGCCCCTTCTGTTTGATAACGAGATACGCCATAGCCATCGCCATACGTACTATCTATTATCCCTGATGGAGTTATAACCCCACCGAACAAACCGTATAATGTTAATTCTTCGCCTTTTGTATATACAACGGAATGGTTGCGTATCAATTGAAACGGCGGCAAGAATCCGGCAGGCGTGAATAACGGATACACACGTTTATATACCCACCAACGACGGGCATTTTGCTCCTCTATGGATGCGTACCAAGGTAATACGCTTAAATTGTTATTCGGTATCATATTCTAACGTTGCATCAGCCATTCGACTTGACAAATTTATGGATATTTTTTGGATATTTCCATTGCCTATTTCCGTTTTCACCAATTTAGTTAAATCGGGGTCGGCAAGGACGGGGAATTTAAGATTTTGAATCTTCAACCGTTTCACGCCCTCCGCAGTGAAATTCGTGTTGTTGATGCGGTAATACTTGCCCGGCATGTCATAAGCATAGTATTGTTGCAGATAGTTGAACGAAGCCCATCCGTTTTGCATTTCATACAAGAATTGCGATGTGGCGATGTACGAATACGAAATTATGTATTCCCCGTCCACCAATCTCGTACTTAACAACGCGAAGCCATCTTGCGATATGGCGGGCGGGTTGAGTAGCATCATATCAATATCGCTTGTGAAATCTGCAATCGTGATTTCTTCAACCATACCCCGTTGGACATAGCCCGAAATCATTTCGATAGGATAACCCTTGAAAAATTCCGACACGTCATCCATCCAATTGAATTGGTATCTTTCCGGCATTTCCGGCTTGTTGAATTGATATTGATTTCGGCCAAATCCCCACGGCTTTCCGCTTCGGGAAACTGTTTGGGTGGTCAAATCTATGCCGATGGCGGCATCTTGCGTATAACTGCCACCCTTGCGGAAATATTCGACATGTTCGATGCGGAATCGGTCGCCATCAATCCACCAATAGCAACGGTAACAATCCCGAAGCATGTCAAGCACCGAACGCAACGTTATCGGTGCGCTCTGCGCTGGCTGGTCATATCGGGTGTTAAGAATGTTCGTTTTTGGTGTAATGAAAATCTTCTGGGCATTTTGCGTTATAGGATTCGTGCCGTATAGAAATTGACTATATGTAACCGTACCGAAATGCGACAGTTCGGGTGCAATCTGTGCAAGCAAGACCGCGATAACCGAATGCAAGGGATAGGCCACTTCAATCGTAAATTGTTTGCGGCCCTGATAGTCAAGTATGGTGTGATTCCCGAAGGCATACCAGATTGACACCCCATTCCAATTCTTCCTTCCGACCGGTTGCCGCAAAACACCGCCGGATGCTGTTGGACGGACATAATATTGATTCCCATATCGGCCCCATTCCGTAGGTGTATTCGAATATTCTGTCGAAAAGATGAAGGCATCCGATACATTGAATCCAAGACAACGCGTGTAATTGCGATTGTTCTGCACCATATCCGGCGTCGGTAACGGCACAGTGGATGTCCCATCAATCGAATCCACATCGCAGACAATACGCGCCCAAACCGCGATATTGTGCATATATATGATTACATTTCCGGACACTTCTGCGGATACCGGTGTTAATGTACGACTATAAGGTATCAAAGGCGGCGGGGTTGTGCCTTGCTGCGATATAGCCGCTGCCCATAAAATGGTATTGTCTGCGGCCCGCAGTATTTGCCATCTTATACGACGAATTCCCGAACTTGGGCTGTCTACGATATAACGGAATTTGTAATCGCCGTTCACATAATCAGTCGTTCCGGGCGTTCCCTCATCCAACACCGCGCCCACATACCGGTCCGGGATAGTGATGGAACCCTGTTGAGTGATTTCCACAATAGTGCGTTCGGCCGCCTTGAAAAAATGGTATGTTGATTCCAACAAAGTTGAATTTATCACCTTTTCACATTCGGCCTCCCAATACAGGGTATCAAGATAACAACCAACCACATCGGAACCGGCGATGTACGTTTGCACCATCGGCCGTTTATAAGCCTCTACCGTTTGAATGGCCGGAGAGAGTTTGATTAAATCGTATTCATTATCCAGCCCCGCAAGCACCTTTGTATAAATGTCCTCGGCATGTGCTTGCACCAAGACCGTTTGCGCATCTTCATCGAATTCGCAATCAGTCTTATAAAAATAGCCGTTCCAATAGGATGACCACGTGACACCAGCATCTTGTGATATGTTGATGTCCAGCAAGAATTTTGCATCGAAAGCCATTGACATGACAAGCGCATAATCGTTGCGTTCAAAACGCAGCTTGCCGGACAATTCTGCCCGGTAGAACATTTCGCCCTGTTCTCGCGCCCATGTCTTTACAAGACTATTGCCATAGATGGGATGAACGTCTTCTATGGCAAGATAACCATAATATTCGAAGGTGTTGATTGTCCGTGTAAAAGACAACCACTTAACGCCTTCGTTAAATATCTTGCTGGTAAACGCAAGACAAACCGAAACAGCTCTGGCCGATGATGGGGTTGTTATTGAGTGTCCGGCTTCGGAGCGCGAAATGAAATCGCCATTGGCGTCAAAGAATGCCAATACGTACCAATCATAATATGCATTGGTCGTGTCAATCAGTTTATATGCTAAACCGCCGGAAATAGCAAATCGCGGACTGCTGATATAGTTTCTATCGAAAACGACATTGCCGTTATTATCATAGTATCCTTGCTGCCAATTCGTCGGAATCAAAAGATTCGACGTAATTCCGGGAACACTGATTTTGAATTTATAAATTGGATGCATGGCGAATTAACTTTTGATTTTGCGTGTCAAATTCTTGTAACGAATGATAACGTTGCCGGTCTGGTCAACGTAACGGCTTTCTTCGCCCTGTTTGCGGATTTCCCGCACATCGTGTTCAATTCCGGACACGTCCACGCCTCCCATTATTGACATTGCGGCCCCGGCCATTGTGGCGTTGGCACGTTGGTAACGGTCAGCGAATGTGCCATTGTTGAACGAATTGATGACATCGGGAATGATATGACGATAGCGATGCGAATTGCGTTTGTTGATTACCGCGAAGAATTCCCCGCCTTCGGCACGTCTACGCGTTCCGTCGCTTTTGCGTCCAAGGTCAATATCGTGACCACTTGCATGGCTGCCGCCTTGCAACAGTTCGACAACACCTTCGCCATACTTTTCGGTCTTGACGCCTGCGACTTCTGCGGCCTTGATTTTCGCGGCCGCGAAACTACCCCACATCGTTGCAAGTGCAGCCACGGCCAATGCCGGTCCAATCTCCGGAACGCCCGATAGGGATTTCCAGATGTTCGCCGATGCCGTTATAAGGCTGGACGTTTGTGTTACGGTATCAATAGCCAATTGGGCCTTCTGCGCCTTGATTTGTTCGCGTTCTGCCTTGGCGGCATTCTTCTTCGCCAATTCCAATTCCTTCTGCGCGGTCGCAACGCTATGGGCATAACCGGCATTGCGGGCTTCGATTTCTGCATCAAGGGCCTTTTGTGCCGCTTCAACCTGTGCGTCGGCCGCTTCCTTCGATGCATCCGCAACAGACTTCCATGAATCTACCAGCGAATCAATGGAATCCTTCACGGAATCAATAGCGGTATTGAGTGCGCTCTGCTGGTCTGCATCGAGGCGGATGCCCAGAAGCTCGTAGAGGTTATCATAACCCAGCCGGTCGGCTTCCTTCTTGATGCCCTCGATGGTCTTCTTAACCGCATTTATTTCGTCTTCCGTCATCTTCTCGGTGGCGGTTTCATTTATCTTCAAGATAGTTTCAAGGCGCACTTTTTCCTGCTGCAAACGGAATAGGGTCTTTTGGCGTTCGTTCCTGTCCAACAGGTCGAATTCCGCTTGTGCGAGGTCTTGCGACGCCTTCAAATCGCGCTGCGCCCTTTGCGTGTTGAACTTGGCCGTTTCGCGCAATACCATCGCATCGTACTTGGCATTGATGGCGGCTTCATCTTGGCGCAATTCTTTGGCCTTTTGTTTGTTCTGCTCAATTTCAATTTCGCGCTGCTTCTGGATATTCGCAAGCCGCAAGGAAAGCATCTTCTGCGTCCCGTCGTCCGTGATGGCTATTTCAAGTTGAATGGCCTGCTGTTCGGCCTGCAAGCGTTGAACCGCGAGCTTTGACACCTCGGCGTTGAACTGCTCGCGCGTCTTTCTTTCCTGCTGGTCGTACTTGGCATTGATAGCGGCTTCATCCTGTCGCTCGCTCTCAACCTTCTGCCGGTTCTGTTCAAGTTCCAGCTGCCTTTCGGCTTCAACTTTATCAAGACGCTTTTGCAGCATCTTGTCTGTCCCGGCTTCCGTCACGGCGATTTCAAGATTGATGGCTTCGACCACGGCCCGCAGGTCTGCAATACGCTGCTTCTCGGCTTTCTTCGCGTCGTCATCTGCCTTCTGTGCATCCTCGCGGGCTTTGTCCGCTTGCGCTTGCGCCTGCCGGGCTGCTTCGGCGGCGTCGTTCTCTATCTGTGAGGTGATAGTATCAATAGCCTGCCGCACACCTTCCAAGTCTGCAACGGCCTGCTTCCCAGCACGGCCTTTGCCGCCGGTCATCTGCACGGCGAGAGAGTATCTCTGTTCCAATTCCTGCATCAAGGCCTTCGCCGCTTCCGCACCTGCATTTTTATATTCATCGTGTAACAAATCCGTAAACGTTTGCGCAGCACGTTCCACGGCGGCTTGCTTCGGGAATAAGAATTGCGTGGTAGCACTTACAAGAAGCGTTAAATCAGCGATAAAGTTTTTGATTGCTCCGCTTGATTTCTGGAATGCTAATGTCAATCCTTCCACGGCCGATTTGTACAGTTTTGTTTGTCCTTCTACCGTGTTCAAACGCTCGGATTGGATTCTTTCGAGTTCCCCGTCCACATCTTCAAGGCTTGCACGGAGTTCCCGTGCGGATTCCGCCCCCGACAAAAGGGCCGAAAATGCCGCAACGCTGCGCCTATCTGTCAACTCTAATGCCGCGTTTAGATTTGTTCCGGCATCGCGTAACTTAATCAACCCATCAATTATTTCATCAAAAGACCTTGCCGGACCACCCAGCGATTTAGCCAATTTGCCATTGGCATCTGCCAACCTCAACAAAATGTTTCGTGCGGCGGTTGCTGCACTTGATGCGTCGAACCCCGCATTCGCCAATGCGCCCAATAGGGCCGTGGCATCCTTAACAGTAAGCCCGAATGCATTTGCAATCGGGAACACGGAACCGATGGATTGTTTGATGCGGTCAAAATTAAGCGCGGATTTGTTTGTCGCAACCGCAAGCGTGGCAAGTGTGTCTTCCGTGTCGGCACTCGTAAGTCCGAAGGACCGTAGTGCAGAACCGGCAACCTCGGCAGCATCACCAAGGTTCGCCCCCACTGCCGTGGCGAATTGCAGGACATATTGCTGCATGGCTATTATGGAACCCTTCCCGAAGCCGAGCTTTGCGAGTGCGGTCTGCAATTCTGTCACTTGGCTTGCGGTGTATTCGGTCGTGCGGCCAAGTTGCAGGGCGGTGTTCGTCAAAGCCTTCATTTCCTCACGGGACACGCCCAAGATGGTAGACAGATTCGCGTTGGCCTGTTCGAATTCGGCATTCTTTTTAACTACCGACGTGAATGCCTTCGCAAGTGCCAACAACACCCCGACGACCCCCATTCCCACAACGGCAAAGGCTTGCATGGCCTTCGACGCGCCGGGGGCGGATGATTGTGCAATACCCTTCAATTGCTCCTGTGTATGGGACAATGCCGTGACGACACGGCCGAGGGGGCCGGGCAACGCCCTTATTGCATTTTCATAATGGCCGACTTCCAAAGTATATTTCCCGGTCGCTTTCTGCAATCGGGACATTTCTTCATATATCTCGCGCGTTTCCTTCTCCAATTGCCGCCCCGCTTCGGTTCCTTCGCGCTGCGCAATGGACATTTCGTTAAGACGGATTTTGTTCAATCGGTATTGGGCCGACAATCTATTGTATGAACCTTCCTGTTCCCGATTGATGGTGTTAACCAACTTTTGAATTTTGGTAAACTCCTTCAAGGCCAGATTGCCATCCTTATATTTCGCATTCAAATCCTTCAACGTCTGTTCCGTGTTCTCATAACGCACCAACAATTTGTCGGTTTGTTCGCTGGCCAACTGAATGGCTTTGCGTTGTTCGTCAGTAGCCCCGGAAATGTTCTGCATGCTTTTGGCCACGTCGGAGGCTGCGCCCTGCAATTTCGAACGCAATGATTCATACTTCGCAATCAATTCTTCCAACTGCGCAATCGCTTTGGTGAAAGCATCATCCGGTGTCAACAAATCGGAATATCTTATGGGATTCGGATTGTCGTTCATACTTATTTTCCTTAAAAATGCCGTCTAACGGCGTTATAACCTTTCAACGATAAATTATATATGTTCGCCCTTTTACGTTCGTCTAATGGCCCTTGTTTGCCCTCTGCGCGCGTCGTGCCTTTTGAAGCACAAAATCAAATGCGTTGTAAAACTCCAATACCGTGTATTCTTTCGGTTTCACATTCAGGTTTTCCGACAATGACAGGCACAAATCTTCGAATTGCCGGTCAAACTGAATTTCGGCGCTTTCGCTTCCCGAAAAGATTTGCGGATTGCTATATGTCAATAATGCCGTTGTCAACTTGTCAACGTCCGCTTTCTCTCCCGGATTGCTTTCCCCGGCTATAATGCCTTTCAATATCATCAACGTGCGCTTGCGCAGAATGTCAAAATATTCCTTCACGCGGGAATCGTTGAAGATAGTGGGGAAATACAACATCAGTTCCCCGTCAATTTTTTTTTTGACCGCATCCAATTGGGCGGCCAGCTTGCTTGCGGGGGTGTCATTCAATTTCTTCACGATATTCGCCAAACCTTCATCGGAAATGTCGTTGCATTCCTTTCCGTCAATCTTCGTGACTAACGCGGCGAAAGCGCGATGCGATGGGTTAATCTCATTTTGTATCAGGTAAACGCATTGACGCAAATTTTCCAACTCTTGTTGAGCCTTATCCGGCTTGTTGTCTGCAAGGAATCTGCGCACCTTTTCAATGCGATGGTCGAAACCGGCGATGTCCGAACCGACCCCGGCTTCAATCAGCAACAATTTTTGGTATTTATGAAATCGCACAATAGGCAATTCGTCTATTGTGTCATACATTTCAATGGTGTGTTTTCCCAATTTAATCGTTACCATAATTCACGCGTAATCAGTGTTGAACATATCGGCGCCGCCAACAATATCCAATGGCCGGTTATCACACACAAAGTTAATGAAATTGCGACGCAAACCCACCATGAACAACAGAATTTGCAATTTAATAGTTCGCTGAAAAAATCATTCGGGGCATGAACTTGCAACCATTCAAGCCATCCCCATTTCTTCGCCAACGAGAGGGCGAACGCGGCGGCCAATGCTATCACGGCCACCCAACACACAAATTGAATTACCATACCAATATCCAAACTAACAAACCACAAACGATATATTGCCATTCCGGACGGTCGGTTGGATTATCGAGGTCAACGTCCCGCGTCCTGTCCGGTTCAACACCGATGGCGTATAAAAAGTTATGGCATATCCATTCCATCTTCATGGAAAAGAATGACCGTTCGAACACTTTCGTGTCACTCTTGTTGTCCTTCTGTATTTGTTTCAGCACCTTTCGCATGGTGCACTTGGGAACCCTGTAAGAATTATAAATCGTCAGGCAATTCGGCCCAAGATTATAATTTGGCATTTTTACTTCGCAACACATAGTTCGTCAAATTCCAATAGTCCTTCAAAGCGGAATCCCGCAAAGGGATGCATCAAAAATTGATTGTCAATTTCCGTCAAGGTATAACCGCGATAAATGTTTTCGGCGCGTTCATATATCTTGTTGATTATGATGCGCCCATCGGTCAAATGCCATCCGGCCCGGCCGTTCAAAACATTAAGTATTTGGGCCTTCAAATTCTCCGTGTCGCGGTTTGTAGTCTGTTTATAGACACGTGTAAGGTCAAACCATACTATCAGCCCGAACGGGGCCTTTATCTGCCGCCCCCACGGACCGACATCAATGGTTTGTGGGTCGTCAACCTCAAAGAAAGAGAAATTCCCAATCTTGGAATCCGGCGAAACCTCAATGTAATCGTTCGGGCCGTGGCCGTTCCAGCCACCACAATAGACGTTCGGCGTGATGATGCGTTTCCCTTCCAGCATTTTCGACAAACGTTGTGCGCGGCCAAATGCCGCGTTTAGCCATGAAATATTTTCAATCAATCCTACTTGGATTTCCCCGATAACCTTATCAAGCATTACCGGATTGTTGATTATGGGTGCATTAACTGTTGACATATAATCGTGATTTCAATTCGTTCATCAATTCGTTATATCCTCCGCGTTCCATGAAAATGACCATCCAATTGGACATCATCAACCCAAACGTTTCGATACCATATTTCGCAACGATTCCACGCGAATAACCCGTTGTCCCCACGATTCCCACGGTATCCACGTCGAATTGCACTCCCAATTCATCATGGAACCGGCCATTGATGTACAGATTCGGCGCATCCGGGTTGCGGTCAACGGAATATGGGTAATTTATGCCGGTTTCCTTCCATGCGGAATAACGTTTTGCCGATTCAACGGAATAGAAAAAGCCCGATGGCTTCAAATCTTCACTGTAATATGGCCTTATGTCTTGACCGTTAGACGCAAGACCTTGGAATAATTGCTTTTTCTGCAAATCCAATATGTCATCCGGGTGTTGAACGACAACATTGCGGACCATTTCGCCGGTCTGCAATGCATCATACGCGCTTTCAACCCGTTTCAACAAATCGTTTAGTATTCCCATGTCTTGTTTTTGGCCGTTTTGGGGCGATTTAAGGACGTTAAACGAAAAAGACGTGGAATTTATCGTTTTTGCGCTTAACGTCCATTAAACGCGATTTATCGCAAAATTAGTCTTGTAACGTTAGAGGCTTTAGACCGTGCGATATTTCACGCCATGATTGTTGCATTGCAAGCAAATGCGGTCCAATCCGCGTGTATCGAAGGATAACGCCCGGTATGCCTGTTTGAGTTGGTAACCCAAACCGCTTTCGCGGCCTTGGGGATTGCCGTCAATCTCATACAAGATTTGGTCACGGGTCACGTTGACCTGATTGCGGTTCACACGAACGTCCGGATTCATCGCAATAGTGCGCAACACATCCGTGGCAACTTGCTTTTGGATGACGGTGGCAAAGATATGGCGTTGGGATATTATGAAATCCGTAAGGTCGCATCCCACGGAAATCTCCACGTTCATTCCATAGTTCATGGTGTTCGTGTATCCCACTTGGCCGATGTCGAACATTTCCGGATATTCGGCAAAATCCTCCGGAGCATGAATGCCGAAAGGCGAAACCTGCAAATATTTGGTCAATTGACGCCATGATTCGATGGAACCGCCCAGACATGTTTGACACGGTTCGGCGGACCAATCCTTTGATACGTTCAAGGCCCGCATCCCGGACGGCAAATCATTTTGGTTGTAGCAAAGGAACCACGCGCCGCCGGAATCATTGCCATTGCCATCTTTGCCGGGAATGTATGGCAAATAAATCGGTTCGGCCGGTGTAAACCATTGAAATCCTCCGTTGGTGTTCGTAAAGTTCAAAACGATTTCACGCATCGGGGCCACTTGCGACGAATGGAACAGATACAATTTGACTTGACCCGTTGCGCCAATCATCTGCAACCCTATGCGTTCAATCTTTGTGGTTACGCCCATCGAACGAACGGGGATGATTTCGAAACCGACAATCTTGCCCGTGGGGTCAATGGTCGCTTGCAGCCGGGCCGCGCCGTCGAAGAATGTGCGACGTTCCAGCAAACTTTGTGTTTCCTTCTGCAATTCCTTTTCTTGAAGGAAGGTTTGAATGGTGGTGTTAATTCCGTTGATAGTCAGCTGGCGCACGAAATCGCTTTCCATGTTCCACACCACCCAAGGGCTTTCGCCGCCAAAATCGTTATTGAAATCCTTGTTGAAATCACTCAATTTTGGTTCCTGACCGACGTTGTTGTGATTGGCTATCCATATACGCCCATCGTGACGTACCTTGAAGCCAACTTTATATTCCAAAATCTGGTTCCATTCCGGATATTGGAACATGTAATCGTCCGGCATGATGGCACGAACGTTCGCCAAGGTCACAAGCGGGTGCGCCCCCTGAAAGGTTAAACCGCTTTCACTTTCGCACAGTGCTTTGTCAATTTTATGTTCCGGGTTGTATTCCTGTTGCCATCCCACAACCGGCAGCAATGCTTTTTGAATGTCGTACAATCGTACCATAATGCTCAATCCTTTTTTAACGAAAAACGGGGACGGGGTTGTATGTCCCGTCCCCGCGAACAACAGTTGTTTCGATGCGCCACTATTCGGTCACGGCTTGCGTGGGAACCGGATTGTCGTCGGTGTTCATCACAACGACGGGCTTGGCGAACGGGGTTCCGACTGCGTTGGCAACCTCAACCTTGATGATGGGGTTGGCGACCACGGACGGGTCGGAATTGTAAGCCACCAAGAATGCGACGTCCACAGAGAAGCCGAAATATTCCTTTACGTTACACACCATGTCGGCGGAAGCTGCACCGGCGATGCCGGATTGGTCGCCAACGGCGGTATAGTAATGGGAACCTACGGGCAGGTCGATGTAGGGCAGACGCACCACATCCCACTCGTGGAAATTCGCACGGGTGCGGTTCAACGCTTCGCGGTCAACACGGGTCAGGACACCCACGTTGCCGTCGGCTACGATGTAACCGGTTGCGAAAATGCCAGATTCGTTGACAATGTTGTTGGTGTAGTGGAACACCTTGTTGTCGTATTCGAAACGCTTGTTGACATCGTTGTAAATGTCATGCTCCGCCATCTTGCGGACAAGCGAATCGAAACCGGCGCCACCGATGACGTGAAGCATTTCGGGATACGCGTTGGCACGCATCATTGCGTTCATGTCGGAAAGGAACTCCATGCGGGCGGTCCAAGGGACTTGCACGGAATTGGCGGTCACGGTGTAATACAACACATCCTTGAACACTTGGGTTTTGTTCGCTTCAAGGGCGGCGATGGCCTGTACGTCCATTGCGGTCGCAAGGGCGCGGCAAACCTTCTCCATCTTGCGGGCGAAATCGTGTTCGTAGGAAATTTCGTTGTTCCTGTACAGTTGGGGAACCATAGTGAAGCCGACGGCCAAGGTGACCCAATTGACGGTGTACAATGCCGAGGTGTTCTCGTCATCAGCGATGACGCAAGAACGCACATTGGCAACGGTTACGTCGCCATCGTAGTTGATGACGGGGACCTGAACAGTGTTACCGATGCTCTCGAAAGCACGGTCGCGCAAGTTCGGGTTGATAATGGAATTCGCGGCGTTGGTTTGCTCAATGAAGAAATCCAATGCGCCGTATTCCAACGGGCGGGCCATATTACGGTCAAATTCCGGATTTTCGACACGCCAATTTTGCAAACGGGTTGCTACAAGTGACATAATGTGTAAAGTTTTAATTGTTAATGTTTTTGCCGGATTGACCCTTTACCCGGTTAGTGTAATTCTTTGCTTAACGAATAGGCAACGTCTTCAACACATCGTGGTTCTCTTTCCACGCGGCTTCCATTGCGGCGTTAAATTCTTTGGACCCGTTAACCAGTCCGCGCTCCATCAGTTGTTTTGCAATGATTTCGTGGGCTTGGTCTTGGGACGTTGCGCCGGAAATGTCCACGGTCTTTGCACCGCCACCATTCCCGCCGTTTCCACCTTGGGAACCAGCGCCGGTTTGTTTGCGGCCTTCGTCAAGAACACCCATTGATTTGAGTTCGTTCGAAATCAGTTCGGCGGCCGTGAATGGGCGCAAGTTGTTTTCCGGGTTGCGTTTTGTTGAGCCGTTCTCCATGAACGCCAAAACCTTTCCACCGTTTCCATCATCAATGAAAGTGGGATTCATCCCCTTAACCTTGGCGATGGCCTGTTGCAGAAGAACAGATTGGACCGGGGCGGTGATGTCGGCCTTGAATTTCAATCCGGCGGTCGCCTTGGCGAATTCGCCGTCAATCTTCAATCCGAACAGTTCCTTTTCGTGGTCGGTCTTGGATTGGTCGAATTGGGTCTTCAACGTGGCATATTCGCCGCGCACGTTCTCCAAATCGGCCTTGGCCTGTTCCAATTGACGTTTGGTTTCAGCATCCGCGCCACCCTTGGCGATGATGCCTTCCAATCGCGTCTTCTCGGCGGTCAGTTCCGAAACCTTGTTTTGCAGTTCGGCGGCATTACCCGCTTGGCCCTTGATTTCGCCAATAACACGTTTGGCATAATCATACGTTTTTTCGGCCCCATTCTTGGTGATTCCGGAGGCGGCCAATATGTCCGCATCCAATCCACCATAGATTTCGCCGGTCTTCTGCCCAATAACGGCCGTTTCGTCGTTCTTGGACATTTCGACGATTGCGCTTTTCTGTTCATCCGTCAACCCGGACAATGCGGCGTTGGCGTTCAATAATTCGGTTGTAAGTGCCATAATTCTTTCCCTTTGAATTTTTGGTTAATGTGTCTTTTCGTACCGCTTAAATGGCATTATTCCTTTCCTTCGCCATCTGCGGGTTTGTCGCCCTTGGCGGGTTTGTCGCCCTTGGCGGCCTTCGCGAGTTCCTTTTTGACGGCCTCTGCAACGGCCTTGTCGAATCTCTCCTTTTCGGCCTTTTCCTTGGCGGCCTTCTGTTCGGCGGCAATCTTGGCGGCTTGTTCGCGTTGCTCCTTCTCCCAAATGTTGGGGTCGTGAAGAATAGTCACGGTGAAACCTTGCTTGCGCAAACTATCCTGCACATGAGTTTCGAAAATCTTCTTTCCGAACTTCTGGACACGGGGTTTGGACAAACGAACACCGGTCTTCTTGTCGAACTGTACCACCTCAATCAATGCGTGGTAGTACCTTTCTTCTCCCTTTGGAACAATGTAATTGTCCGCAGTCAATTTTTCAATCGGGGTATCACGCCCGTCTTTTGTTCTCATACTTTGATGGTATTAAATTAAACGGTTGCCGGTTCGGGCTTTTGCTCATCAGCATATCGCCGGAATTCGGCCACAATAGTTTCAATCTTTTTTTGATAGCTCACTTCCGAACCGAAATCCAATATGTTGGTGTTCTCGCGTTCGAAACGACGCACAAAGTTAGGAAAATTTAACTTAATCCGTAAATCCTGTTCGGAAATTAGATTTTTGTCAAACATGTCGGTAACCTCTTGACGCGACAAATGCCGGAACGGTTCAAGTTCAGCCAACAACATCATACGACGCAATTGCATCGGGTCATTGCGGTATTCCGTTTCCAAGATGCGGTTCTGCATCATGTCCAATTCGGCTTCCGGCGCCCCGGCTTCCTTTGCGGCTTTGTATCGCTGGCGCAAATCATCCGCCGACTGCAAGAAGAATTCCGTGCCATAATTGATTTTGGCCGAAATGAAATAACGGCCATAACGCAACCGGCATACCGTTTCGTCAACCCACTGTTGGGCGGCTTCGAATCCCTTTTTAATGCGATTCAATACCGTAGTGACGTTTTCGAAATTCGCTTGCACCTGTTGTTCATTGAATGCATCGCGGTTCGTTATCAATTCTTCCTGACCAACAACGGCCGTGATGATTTCTTCACGCAATCGCTTTTCCTCCTCAACGTTATAGTCAAGGGCATTGCGGTCCACGGTCAGCATCTGCACGGGATTGCGCAGGTCCGGTTGCTTTTCATCAACCGAAGGAATGGGGATTTCGACGAAAGACCCGGCCCCCACAATGCGTTTGTTTCCGCACTTGGGGCAGCGAAGCAACAATCCAGCCATATCAAGACGATAATGGCCTTCTTTGTCGCGCAAGAATCCTCCGTCGCAATAATCCCCATTTTCGGCATTGGTGAAATCGCAACTTTGTTCGTAACCGGACAAAATGGGATATGCACCCATCAAATCCAATTGACGCTTTGAAATATGGAAGAAAGCGAACCAATCCAACGATTCAAGTTCGGCAGACAACGGGGATGCCTTGACATCCGGTTCGTCCAGCGATATGGGTTCGTTCCAGAAGAAACGCGCCGGGCAATATCCCAAATCATGGGGGGCTTCCACCTTGGGCATGCCCTCAATCTGGCCGGTGTGTTTCTTGTCTTCCCAAACCCGGTAGGTTTCGTCATCCAACGCCACAATTTCGTCATGGCGCCGGAAAACGATGTAATCCATTTGTCCGGTTGTGGGATTCGCCCGATAGGTTATCACGTCATCAATCGGCAACCAATAAAAATACGGCTCGGGATAATCCGTCTTTTGTTCCCTCGGAACGTCAACTATCAAGACGGAGTTGATTTCACTCTTGAAGAACTCCCATCCCTTGGTTGACCAAATTTCGGGTTCGTGTAACTTTTCGATGCGGTATTGCTCCCAATCGTCGCGTTGTGCTGAATTGACGAATTGATAATTGAAAGCGGGATTGCGGCCGTCAAAAATGCGGCTTAACTTGTCAAAACAAATTTGCGTTATCTCATTGGTCTTAATGGGATAACGGAAAAGTGCTTTGAATAAAACGAATTTGTCGTGCGGCAAGATATTTTCAGCCATCGCAAGAAATTGCGTTAGCGGAATGCTGATATACGGAGCATTGAACGACGTTACGCGCTTGACCGTATGGAACTTAATGCGCCCTTGGTGCAACTTCATACGGGTCAGCGTAGCGGAATTCTTATTCTCCGTTATCTTTTTTCTTATCTCTTCGACACTGTAACCCATTGTTCACGAATTCGTATTTCGATTCTTTTGGCAGATGCCACCCACCGTTATGCGGCATCCTTAAAATTCTTTCTGCATGCGAAAATTCGAAATCCATGGTTACGTCGTTCGCAATCAACGTAACCATGGTTTTCTTTGCGTTCATTACTCCGAAGCCGGAATCAAATCGGTCAACGGGTTGAAATCGTCCGGTGTCACGATTGCCAAGTTGTCCGAATAGTTGTCCGGATACATCCAAGAAATGGCGTTGGAATCCTTCGCATCGAAATTCCCGTGAATCTTGGAACCGATGAACAGGGAACGGATGGGAATGGGATAATAGGTGGTGGGGATGCTTTCGTCCTGAATGGCCTCAATCCTGCCATGTTCGTCGAACAGGAACACACCCAGATTGCCGGCTTGCGCTTCGCATTCAAGTTCCTTCATAATCTTGATGACGCTTTGAGGAACGGAACGGAAAGAACCGTCAAATTGGACGGGATTGCCGCCGAGAACTTGGGCTATGCCACCCAAATCATCGTTGCCGCCACTTGTGCGCCTTGCATCGCCACCGGAATCGGCCGGGGCATTGATATAGGGAGAAACAACGACCTTCGTGCCGTTCGTTGCAGCCAACAATGCGGTCCATGTGGCAAGTTTGGTTATGGTCGGGGCCAGAGGAGTTCCGGAACCTACCATTGAATTACGCGTTCCGTCAGCTTGGCGCAACCTCTGGAATGCAACCTTTTGAATTTGGCCGAAATTTTCCGGGCATATTACGTTCGGAATAGTGGTAATTGCTGCGGCGGCCGGGCATTGACACAACATGCTCATTTTGATTTGAATTTTTAATTGTTAGTATTGTCGGGGCGGCCTTCCCTTCGCCGCTTTTCTTTGCAAATGTAATTATTTTTCTTAAAAATCGCGTTAAAACGATTCGAAATAAAAAATCATATCATTTATCATCTTTCCCGTTTACGGCCCTTAAATCGCAAATATGGGCCTTAATGGACACGAACGCCACGATTGGCGGAGTTGTATGGCTTCGCGTTGCCATTCGCTATCTCCTTTTCGAAAATTCCGGTCAGTCCATCCGCATCATCATCGTGTTCGTTCGCATTGAACTTGCGCAAAAACCCTGTTATATGGTCGTGGAACTTCTTGAACCGGCTTTCCCATCCGAATGGCATGATGATGTGTTGGTTCACGAATGGCGCATTCGTCACAATACGGGATTCTTTGTTGTCGCTCTGGTAGAACGGGATGGTCAAAGCCCGAACCTTTTTCTTTACGACCTTTTCGAACTGCGAACCACCATTATTCGATTCAATCCATGCCTTTTGCACACCATTGGCATTGATTAGCCGTGGAACGGTTACGGTTGTCACCTCCGTGGATTCATCAGTGAATTCAATGTCGGTTATCAACGCGAACAATAACGGTTCCATCTGGTGTTTGGCTTCGTTCCAAATTTGGTTTTCCGAACGATAGATGTCATACGATGCGGCAAATAGGTAATCGTCACCTTCATCGGCCACGTCAACGTAACACCCGGAACGTACATATTGCCCCCAATCGGCTTTTTCAATCCATGTTTTGAATGGCTGGTACAAGAATGCGGTCGCATCGCCCGGATTGCCCTGATACAAGCATTGGAATCCTAACGGGTCCAATTGCTTCTGTTGCAATAGGCGTTCCAATGAATGACGTTTTGCCCACAACGGTTGTCCGGATTCCCTTGGGTCTATTTCCGTGGGGTTTCCGGTCTTTATGGCTTCAAAGTTGACCAATACCCATGCCCCGGCCGGAATGTTTTCGAAATCCTCCCATTTTTCGGCAAACACAACCTTTTCCGATTCAATGATTTTGCCAATGATGTCATCCGGATGCCAACGGGTAAACACCACCAATTGTTGGGAATCGTTGTGCAATCGGGTCTGCGCAACCTTCGTGAACCACTCCCATGCAGCTGCACGGATTATCGGGCTATTGGCTTCTTGCGAATCTTTGTAGAGGTCATCATAAATCATTACGTCCACGGTCTTGGAGGTCAACGAACCGCCACGACCGACAACACGCAACGAACCGGTATGCCCCACGATTTCGAACACGTCCGAATTGCGCAAGTAATTGTTGGCCACTGTCACCACATTCGAACCATTCAATTGCGTGTCTGGGAATATAGCCCGGTATTTGTCCGAATCAATCAACCGTTGCACGTCACGGTTGAAATCCTTTGCGATGGTGGCAGCATACGAACAAATGCATATCTTCAAATCCGGATAAAGGCCCAACATATCGGAAGGAAGAAACCGACTTGACCCTTGGGATTTGCCATGCTGCGGCGGGGCCTGAATGATTAGACGTTGCACCATACGTTTGGCGAACAAATCCAACACCCTGTAATATGCGATATGGAATGGCGTTGCCTGAAAGTTCGGGTCCATATATTCGGCGAACCACAACAGGTTGCGCCGTGCACCCTCTTGCAAAAACAATTCCGGATGTTCGGTCAACATCCGGGTTATTTGCAACGAATCAATATCCATAATCAACTATCAATCCCAATATGTGCAATGTTTGGCCATCGTGTGTTCATAAATGCTATTATTGATTCCACGACGCGGTTGTACTGTTCTTCGGACAAATGGCCCACATGAATTATAATAACATCTTCATCCGGGTCTTGCGGACCATCCGTTTTACCAAATCCGGCCATTATTCCAAATCGAATGCTAAACCAACCATCCCATCATCATACACCATATATTGTTTGAATCCGTGACGTTTGTACCAATCAACCATCCATTGTTCCGGGTCTGTCCACAGACACAACAGTTTTGCGCCCATTTCCCGGGCGTGTTGCTTGGATAATTCCAACAATTCATTTCCCAAACCCTTACGGCGGGACGATTCGCACACGCTAACACCGGACAAATGCGCAACGGCCGGGTTGTCATCCTCAACGGAAACAGTACACAACCCACGACCATCGGCAATTACAATAATGTCACCACGGCCCCAACGCCAATTGTTTTTATGAATAATCATAGCCATTATTTCCCATTGATTGCGTCAATAACCTTTGCCAACAAATCATCCGGGACATTGGCCAATGATATGTTCGATTTGGTTTCGGTTTCAATCTTTCCGGACAACTCTTGATTGACGCGATTCTGCCAATGCTCTGGGTCGCGGTTGCAGAGGGCGAAGATAATTGCCGTTGGATTCGGGGCTGCCTTTTTATGGACAACCTTGGTTTTAGTAATCGTCGTTTTGCCATCCTTGGACGGTACGGTCTCGGTCGTGGTTTCGTCCCACTCATACCCGCGTATCAGTTCCGCCAACGAACGCTTGGAATCTACAACAATTTGCGAATCATACCATTGTTGGTATTCGGCTTCGGCCTTTTTAACTTTATCCGAAAAATCCGAATCGTCTCGCAAATGCCGATAAAACGAATCATGGCCAACTCTTGCGGCCGTAAACGCATCTTTGTATGATTTGCCGGCGGCAATGGCCTTGCACATTATTTCCACTTTGGCATCAGTCCATCGTGGTTTCCGGCCTTTCTTCTTGGGTTCGGCCTGTTCGATTGTCCCATTATCTTTTGCCATAACTCAATCTATTTTTCTGCAAAGTTAATGAAAATTTATTATTGCGGTTGTAGCCGGATTCGAACCGACATTTTCACTCTTTCCCAAAACCACTAAAAAAGGCAAGAGTGACGTGCTGCCTTACTTACTTGCACTATACAACCAAAAGAACCGGGAACGGTGGGTATTACCAAATATTTTGCAATTTACATATCCAAAACAATTAAACCCTGTCTATTTGGGTTGCCCTACCCTCCCGGTATGAGTTTACTTGCCCCAGCGAGCTGGGAACCACTTGTCGATGAACGCCTTGATTGTCGGAATGTCATATACGCCATTGCTTGACAGGCCCACGACGACCGCCAAGCACACGACGCCCAACCAAATCGGTTCGCCAAATTCAATGAATTTCAAGGCCCAAGCCGCGACGGACAAGCCGGCACCGACGACCCATGAAATGATTTGCGGCCACATTCCTTTGGTAATCTTCAATGCGCCGTTGATGAATCCGGTAATGGCCACGGTCAAAGTCATAAGCAATGGCGCAATGTACCAAAAGGATTCGGAAAAAATACCATTAATAATTTCCATGATGATTAATTTATTTTGTTAAACAATTTCCCGGCTTTGCGGGCTTTTTTGGCAATACTGAAATACAGGCCGGCTCATCGGGGTCAACGGGGAATCCGGATATATCGCATGCAAGTTCTTCCCACCATCCGGCATAATGACAATGCATGCAATCCCGACATTTTAATTTGGTCAAATCTTTATTCATTCCTGTTCGATTTTAGGGATGAACGCAGCATCCTTGCAGCGCTTCGAATAAAACTTGATTTTGACAATCAATATGGTGCGTTCCGGTTCATCCCGGATTTCTATCAGACGATTCCCTACACGCCCTTCAATGGCATCCCACAACGAAAGGATATATCCGGGTTCGTTGTGGTTACAATAGTTGCATTCGATGAAATAATGGTCGCCCCCGTTCTTGGGTTCGCATTCCATTCCGGTCAACGATTCGACCATATTGCATAACTGCGCATCAAACGCATTCAATTTTTCTCGCCAACTCATTTTCTTTTGAGGTTGTTTTTTATCAGTTTCCAGCCATCTTCGCCCAACATGACGTTACGCGGATATTCCATGATGTCATCCTTGGGGACGATTATATTATACAAACCCAACTGGCCCTTGATGGGCATTTCGATAACACGGCGCGGGTTGCGCATCATCCATCCCCAACCCTTATGTGGGCGGTCTTTCTCCGGGATGCAAGTTGCGGCCCAATCTTCCGGGGTGAATTCTTCGACGGGTTTCGTATCGTACAACTCCACGAATCCGCAAGTGACACCGGCCGGGCAGCCGGTTATGTCATTGGGTTTGGCCGATGAACAAATCAACAGGTCGCCACGGTAATTGATATTCCGTGTTCGAACTTCAATAGTCTTTTCGGCATGATATTCTCCGGATTCATCCCGGAACACAACACGCGTAAGCAAATCGGCGTAGGGCTGTTTTACGGTTAACGCCTTGAATACGTCGTGTTGGTCCGGGTTGTAATCCTTTTTGTCTATTTGCATAATGATTCGGGTTAATACGGCATATCGTTGTTGGCGTTTCCGCCCGGGGTGTAATCCGGGGTCGGGGCCGGGGCCTGTTCGGGCTTTTTGCCGCCCAACAGCTCCATTTCTTCGACAATAATTTCCGTAATGTAACGGGTTTGTCCGGCATTGTCTTGATATGAACGTGTCCGGATTTTGCCCACAATCAAAAGCGGGGTTCCCTTTTTCACGTACTGTTGGCAAACACCCGCCAATCCGGATTGTTTGACAACGCAATTGTGCCAATCTGTCACATCGGGGATTTCCCTGCCCTCTCGTGTGGTATAGCCGCGTTCAGTCGTCGCCAATGTGAATTGAGCGACCTTCCCGCCATTTTGGAAATCGGTAATTATGGGGTCTTGGCCAACATTACCTTTCAAAAAAACCTTATTCATCACTTATTTCTTTAAGATGTTCAACAATATTTTTAACCACCAAATTAAAATCGGATTTCTTGGAATATTCCGATTTCCTCAAATATATAATTGGGGTTACTGTAACCCCGTCTTTTTTGCAAATTACGGGCGTTCTGTTTACACCAACGCCATTGGGGAAATAACAGATTTCTATCATAACTTAATCGTCAAATTTTGCACCCTGCAACAAATAACGGCGTTTGTAATCAGTCCATCCGGCGGCATTGTTCAAATTTTCCCGGTCGCCCTCTCTTACAAACTCAACCCATACCCCGGAAATCCCTTGGTCAACAATTCGAACCAACCGGCCAACAAAGTATTTCCGGAACCGGTAATATTCGCATTGTTCGTTTATGGCCAACACCCGTTTGGTGTTCTTGGGATGCGGCGTTTTCGGTGCGCGGCCGTTCCGCTTGAAATTGGCTTTGGCGAAATCCTTGCGGATTGACCGGCGCACCAATTCGTTGTAATCTTTCATTCCGGGTCGTATGGTTCGGGTTTCTCCACCGAAACCGTTACGGGTTGCAACGGTTGTCCGAAGGTCAGCAACGAAACCCAGATTATGCCGGTTTCCTGAATGCGTGCCACTTCATCCGAGGTCAATGCCCAACACGTGTTTATTTGGCCCGTTTGGGGCTTGCCTACGCGTTCGGCGGGCAATGGTGTATATTCCGGTTGTTCTGCACCGAAGACGACATTAGCGCCGTCAAATTTGATGGGTTCCATATTCGATTTTGATGGTTATGGACTTTCGTTCTTTCAGGGCCGGTTCAATCAACGGCCACAACATTTCTTCCAACTCCGCCCCAATGTCATTGGCATTGGAACATATCTTTGAACAAAGCCCATTGTCAATTTCAAATGTTCCATCCGGAGCCGGATTGATTCTTGCATTATCTAACATGTTGATATTCGCTTTTCAGTTGTTCGATGGTTAACATGTTCGCCCGGTAAATCCGCATGTTCTGTCGGTCGCCATTCTCCCAACGATTGTGCATTTCGAAACAAAGAATGTTGACGTTTCGCGGGTCATGCGCCATTTCCGGATGTGCTCCACGTGTCAATATGTGCGACACATAGGTGGCCGAATATTGATACAATGGGCGCATCGTTTCCGAACAGATGTGCTGGTAATGGTCCCAACACCAACGGTAAAACTTTTCGTTTTCTTCCGGGGTGTGTCCGGTTCCGAACAATTCCCGTTGTATTGATACCCGCAAGTTGATTTCAAGCGCAAACCGGCGGTCAACCAACGGTTCATATCCACGGAGGACTGCATAGTCATACAATTCACGGGTATCAATAACAAACGGTTCCATGGCTACATTTCAGTCATGTCAGATTCCTTTGGTTCGGCTTCTGGAGCTGGTTCCCCGAACAGGGACAATTGGGCCTGTTTGCCGTTGAAAAGGAATTGATAAACCTCGGTTTTGATTGCGTCAACAATCTTTTCCAACTCCTCTTCAAAGCCAAACGAAATTTGGGCCATCTTGATGCGCGGCGTGTTGATGCAAGTCTTCAATCCGTTGGGAGTTTCGAAGACGGCCGTGATGATTACGCCCACGTTGTCGTCGGTCCCGGACCACGATACGCCACGAACATCTATTTTCGCTATCAGTTCATCGGCGAACGAACGCGCCAAGACCAACTTGGATTCCGGCAGCTTCATGTCGGCGGATTCCATCAACGTCAAAAATGACGTGATGTTGAAGACACGGGCCACAATCGGGCGCAAATCCTCAAACAATCCGCGCAAATCCGGGTGGATGTCACGGGAAACGCTTGCGTGGTAATCAGTCACGGACGGTTCGCCGCCCACGGTTTCCGTCACCTGATAATCGGCTTGCAACCCGCCGTTGGGGTTCAACTTAACCTTGGAAAGATTGTAATTCTTTTCTGTTGGAATGGTCTTTTCTTCCATAAGATTATTTTTGTTCTGTTGCCGGTTCCGCCGGAACGGGGTCTAATACGCCAACGGCGATTTCGACCAATTTTTGAATGTCTTCTACGATTGCAATTTCAGCCGGGTTGGCCTTTTCCTTGCGTTGATGCGCCAACCAATTCTTGGTATATTCAAGATAAAAACTTGGCGTGTTGTGGAACGAAATGGTTTGTTCGGGTTTGTTTTCTTTTGCCATATTAGAATCGTATTGTTACGTCGCATTTACTTTGTTCATCCTTGGACGACATAATGATTTCGACATTACGCGCCCCGGCGGCAACACGGAAATCGTCAACGGTTTGCGCCAACGTCTTTTTCAAATTTTGAATTGCCAATTCTAATTCTTCCATAATTAAAATTCGTTAGCATCCAACAGTTCGGCAGCAACCCCCGTTATTTTTGCCGAATTTTCGATTTGCGGGGCTTTCGCCGGTTGAATGGGTAATTTATCATCTTTTTGTTTTGCGTTCAAAATAGGGCCATTTCCGGCCGTTTCTGCGGATGCGCCAAATGTCTTGATGGCATCGGACGCAATCTTGGCGGCGTCGCTTGCCGCGTCGGCTATTTTGACAAAGGCGGAAACCGGGTTGTTCGGTTGTTCTTCCGGATATTCTTTCACTTTCAGTTCGACCAGACCTTCGGCAATGATAACCGGCAAGCATCGGGCCACCGCCTTCACGTCCTCTAATGCGTCATGCGCTGGGAACGTTTCGCCGGGGAAACAACGGGAATAGAGTTCGGAAAGATTCGGAAATTTCAACCGGCCATTGGCCATGCGGGCATCTACCCATTTCATCGTTGGGCGCATAGTGTCAATTCGCTTCCCTTTGTACAAAGCGGATTCCACGTCGTTGGCATCGTAGTATTCCCGGCCAAGTTCGCGCAAGATGTTGGCTTTGATTATGGACGTGTCGAAATGGATGTTGTGGCCGCAAATCAATCCGGCTTCGTGGCAATCTTGTATGAACATATCCACAACAGATGCGAATGGTTCTCCGTGTTCGAGCGCATATTCCGTGGTTATCCCGTGGACGTCAACCGTTTCTTGGGGAATTTCCCACCCATCCGGGCGGATTATGTGGGTTTCGACCTTGCATCCGTGTAACCACGCCATTTGCACGACGTGAGGGTAATCCATAAAATCGGCATCCCATTTGGCCGAACGGTCCGGAATTCCAGTCGTTTCGGTGTCGAAAAATAATACGTCTTCAATTGTCATCTCGTATCGCTTTAGATATTATTTTGAATCTAAAATTGCACGGCTGCCATCAGCCTTATTGCCGTAGAGGGTAGAACCGGCACGGGTAATGTTCTTCCATTCTCCCAAAGCCTTCTTGATACCGTAAACGGTTAATGTCCAACCGTTGCCATCAATTGTGAAATTCACAAATTCGTCTTCGTTAATCTTTCGCATTTTATTTGATGTATTAAATATTCCTTGGGTCTTCAATATAGACAAAAAGATTTTCAGCAGCAAATTGTTTCAACCATTCCAAGAAATCGGAAAAATCAGGTTTGGACATTTGACGGGCCTCCAACAATCCGCCATAATCGTTGTAACACGAACCGCATTGTTGACGCAACCATAAATCAACCTGTTTTTCGGTCTTGCGTTCGCCGGTTTCCAACAGGGCCGTTTGAACGGTCGGAACAATGTAATTGAAATAATACGCCAATTGCAATTCAGTTGAACCGGGGGCCGCCGCTTCAAAGCGAATTACCACACGTTCGCCTTTATGTTCGGCGCACCATGCGTTTACACGTTCCATCGGAATGCGCAGCCGACCATCGGCCCCAATCCAACCGGATTCACTGATTTTGCCCGATTTCATCTTCGTACCAATATTCGGTTACCCATGTTGTCCCGCCATATCTGGTTGTTACCTTAACGTCCCGGCGTTTCAAAACAATTCCGGTCCGGTATTCAATGATTTTCACGATTCCCGACAAACGGGTAAATCCAAAATCTTTGATTGCTTGCCACGCACGAATCGGCGTCCCCGGGTTTGTTTGCAAATGGTACAATATCGTTTCCCATTGCGTTTTTAATGCGGTCCCATCCGCTTTGTATCCATATAAAGCCATGTTAGTTCATTTTTGATTTTGGTAAAAGTTCATCGGCTAATTCGGGGTATTCTTCAACCACGTATTGCGCTATGGTCAAATTATACGCCTGTTGACCGATTTGACGAATGTAATTACGTTCTGCACGATTTCGCGTTGAACCTCCGGCAACAACTTTGGCATATTCCACGGCCAACTCCTCCACACTCAAACCAATCAAATCGTCAATGGGATGGGCCGGAATCTTGTACCCGGCAACGCTGCCCATCTTGCGCATCGCTGCGTATGATTTTCGAATTGCTTCGCGGTCAGTCTTTTGTGCGGTCCAATATGCGCCCAGATTCTCAACAAAACGTGGCATTACCACAATGTCGAAAATGGTCTTGTCCTTTAAGGCAGCACATGAACGGATTTTATTTATCGTTTCCTTTTTCATCGCGGAAAATCTCGTCAAACATATCAATGATTTTCTTGCATTCGTCAATTCGACCTTGCGAATAGCCTTCATAATAAATTGCAAAGGCCACAATGACCAATGCAATTATCAGTAAGATTTTCATCCTTCGGTGTATTCTTCGATTAGCATTTCATTCTGGCCGCGTTGGACCTGTTCGATGAAGCCTTGGAATCCATTGCGTTTCGCAATGTCTACGATAGTCGCCAGACGTTTTGCGCCCAACGATTCGCCACGTGCGATGCGGAATACCTTGACGGTAGGATTGGAAGCGATGACAAGTTTGGCGGCGATTTCCATGATTTGCGAATCCGATACCTTTCCGGGAACGAACGGAACACCGTTCAATTCCAACCCATCATCGGTGAATGTCAGGCCCTCAATAGGCAATTCCGCCTTGGCTATCAGTTCGGCACGCTCTTTCGATAGTTCATCAATGCGGTTTTCCAGCGCATCGGCCTTCTTGGCAGCTTCGTCAAACTGCATTTTCTTTTCGTTGTACTGTTCAACCAACGAATGCTTTTTGTTGTGGAGGTCGGCCTGTTTCAAGAGTTCATCCACATTGGCGTTTTCCGGATTGTTGGCTTCGTACTTCTCCAACCATTGTTCGGCATTGGTCTTGCGGTCGGTATAATCCTTTCGGCGCTGCTCAATCGCGGCAATTTCCCCATCGTGTATTTCGGCCCTTTCCTTGCGGGCCTTTTCGGCTTCCGCAACGGCCTTTTCGTATGCCGCTTTCGCATCAGCCACGCGGCGGTCAATGGTCGCCAATTCACATTGATAACGGTTGTTTTCGGCGTCTATTTCGCCGGGAATGGCGGCCAACTGTTCCGTGCGTTGTGCCAACATTGCGCGAACCGTCTTGGCCTTCTCAATCAGTTGGGCATTGGTCGCTTGCTGATTCATAAGGTCGGTCACGTCTATCGCCTTGGCATACTTTTCCGCGTCGCCCGGTTCCAGACGTTCGGCCATTTGCGCCACCAATGTGTCGAAGGTCTTCACGTCACGGTTTACACCGGTGCGTTCGGTTTTCAGCCCATTAACCTCCACGTCTATCGCTTCGATGCGTTCCCGGACGGCAGGAGCCAACAGGGATTTGACAACCGCGATTTGCTTGCGTCGTCCCTCGGCGGTTTCCGACCAACGAGAGAATTCCACGGCGTCGAAATCTTGATACCCGAAGATGCGATTTAACATCGAAATGTTATTGGTCTGCATCCCGGTTGATTTCTGTTTGATGGTCAAAGTTCCACGCGGGTTGTTTTCCGTGAACGACAACGAAACGTCAAATTCTTCGCCATCATCCCCGACAACCATTTTTGCGAATCCCTTGGATGCGCCATTGCGCAGCACATCGTCACGTTCGCCAGTCAGTAAAACGCCAATGGCCTTCAACAACGTGGATTTACCCAATTCGTTGTCGCCGGTCACGAAATAGACATTGCCGTTAAATTCGGCATCGAATTTTTCAATCACCTGAAAGTTCAGTAGTTCCAATTTTTTAATATACATCGTATCGCAATTTTTATGGGTCCGGCCGGAACCGGACCCGGGTTTACTTATAACTTAAAATTGGCCATATCAAAGTAACCAACAATGGCCGATTTGCCGCAATTCCACGCGTCCAAAATGACGCCATCCACACACGCGGTTTCGTGTCCCGCAACAGTAACAACGAATCGTCCGGCCGGGTGCGTTTCCGCAAATTCCAACACGGTCATTCGCTTTTTGCCCTTGACCGCCGGGCAATGGGTCCATTTCGCGCCGCCCTCAATCAACCATTTGCGGAATCCGGGGCCATCTTCCGGTACGGAATAATCGGCCCGGGCCTTTGCGGTTAAGTAATCGAACGATTCCAACCACGTACACGAAATTGCGTTGGCCAATGCGCGTACCGTGCAATCGGCAACATCCCATTTGAAACCGCGTTTTTTGGCCCATTCCGGATTTGGGTTTTCAATCCGGAAATGCCGATTTTCCATGTAGAATTCTTTGAATCTGTTTGAATCCATCATAACATAATGTTTTAAGTTCCCGGGAACCGGCCCGGTCCGATATTTTGCAAATGACGTGGATTCGAACCACGGCCTCCGTTTGCTCGGGTACGTATCCCGACGGTGTTCTGTCCGCTAAACTACCATTCTGGCAACACGCGTCCGTGTTGCTTGTACCCCCGGCCGGAATCGAACCGGCACCCCGGAATGGGAATGGATTTTGAGTCCATCGCGGCTACCATTACGCCACGGGGGTATGTGGGGCAATATGTGCGTTTCGGTTGTCATGTTATTTCTGCGACACTTGGCGCGACAATTGGAAACCATCTTGCGATTAAGAAACCCGCTTGCCTTGCACGATATTGCCTTTGTTGCGCCGCCACGATTCGAACGTGGAATACAAGTGCCAAAAACTTGGGTGTTACCATTACACCACGGCGCAATTCCGTATATTATACCCAAACGGCAACGTTGGGTCGAAATTCAACGATAAGGCCAAACTTGTCACGGGCTTCGTACATTCCATTTAGAGCCGTGCCAACAAGCGTAAAAGTGTCGGATTTAATCTTGAATTCCATTCCAAAGTCCAACAAGTAAAGCGGCATTTTCGTTTTCATTGTCTTTTTCATTGTTTTTCTCTTTTACCGGGAACCGGCCCGGGCCGTTGGATTATTTCCTTAACCCGATGCAAATATAAGGATAATTTTTTAATTACCAAAAAAAACAACAAAATTTTTTCACTTTTTTCGATTTCGTGTTAAAATAATCTTGGTGTTGGGTCTAACAGATGCGCATTTAACGCATCCAATTCCTTTTCCATCTGTTGCGCAATGTGCAAGGCTTCAAAGTTTCGCAGCCGAAACCAGCGATTTTGATTGTGCCGCATCGTAGCAACAAATCTAATATACTCCGCCGCTTGTTCGGGAGTTATTTTTTGCAAATTTTCGATTTGCGGGCATTTAACGTCATCCATGTGGAATTTATCATTTTTTTGTTTTACGTGTCTTATTTGGCTTTATTTTGGCCTTTCCGGGGGGCCGTCCTCTTTTGCGCTTGGGTTGTTCGATTTCGGGGGCTTTTTGTGGGGCTTCGGCCCTTTTCTGCCCATCCGGATGGTTGCACCAAAAGAACGTCCCGGTTCCGGTCCTGTAAAACCATTGGCATTTGCGGCAACTTGGCGAATCAATTTCGCATCCTTTACCGAACGGGCAACCGCCGCCCATCAGCGTAAAAACCTTTGTTGGCATATTATATCGTGCAAAGTGTTATTCCGCCAAATTCGAACGTATGAAAATCAAATGTACAACACGTTTCATTCGGCAATGGTTTTTCGTGTTCAATTATACGTTTTTCGCGGTCCGGGTCCCACGGTATCCATCCGGCCATAAATGTTTCCGCCTGTTCCCGGGTTTGGAACGTGTCTCCGTGATACCAAAACGAACCGTCAACGTGGCGTTCAATACAAGAAAAAAACATATCAACCAATTATTTTGTTCATTATTCAAATTCGACAATTTCGGTTTCACAATCAATCCAATTTGCCGCGTCAATTGCTTTTCCTTTGGTCGAAAACAACGCTTTGTGTTTTTGGGACGATGCCCAATAATAAAGAATCAATTTGCCGGTTTCCTTATTCCTTAAACCGTACAATTTTTGGTATTCGCTCATACGTGCCATATTAAAATAAACTTAATTGTTTAACAACGGGTTTCCGATGGTCGGCCTTATATCGGTCATAACGAACGCAATAACCTTTTTTGTACGTGCATTTGGCCCGTTGGGGGATATTATAAAAACATCCATCGCATGGTTCCGAACCATACTTGGCCAACCATTGTTTCAAAGTCAACATCCGTCAAAACAATTTTTGATATTCACGGGCGGGCAAATTGCTTTTAACCCAATTGGGTTCATTGACCAACGCCCAACGGCCAAAATGCATTATTAAAAGCGCATCAGCATTCCACAATGTTACCTTAACACCCGGGTAAAGTTTTGCGGCGTGTTCTTGGTAACGCTTTTTCCGGTCGGCCTTTTCTTCATGGACGCCACGAACGCGCAATTTTAGTTTTGTTTGCCAACTTGCGGGATGGACCATTACATACGGAATTCCGGCGGTTTCGGCCAATGCTTTCAAATGTTCATAATTGGCCATCAACTTTTGAATCCTGTACATCTTTCCCATTGCGGCCCGGTCGCCCTGTACCGTTACGTCGTCCGGACGGACTGACAATTTTTCCAAAAACACAATGGGTTTGTAATTCTCAACGTAATACGCAAAGAAATCCCGCAATTCGGTAATGTCCTTTGGCATTTTTGCAACCCTTGGATTCGCGCCGGGTATGAATATGGCAATGCCGCCATTGCTTCCCGGGTCAATCCCGATTACACAATTTATTGTTATTTTCTGTTCCATCATTTTCCGCTTTTGATAACCACGAAACAATCCGTTTTCCTGTATTGGCGCGTCCATACGGTCAATTCGCCGTCGGGCGTATCAAACGTTGTCGCCCAACAATAATACATTTTCCCGTTTTCGCCCTTGGATATTTTACCATTGGCAACAACCCGGGTCACGCAAGACAACGCAATTTCGGGTTTAATGTCGTCCCGTATTTCGATATGTATTTTTCCCATCATTCGAATTTGATATAATCCGTTATTTCGATTCCATCCGCGACCATCCATCCAAACACTTTTATCAGTGCATTCTTTCGTGCTAACATGAAGGCCCCATGCTGAATGTCCGGGGCTTCCGTCCCGGCATCTTTCAACCGGCGCACATCGCCAACCATACCTTTGGCAGATAATTGGGCTATCGTGCGTTGCAAAATTTCCTTTTGTTCGTCAATTGTAACCTCTATTTCCGGCGCCAATCCAGCATCCTCCAATAGACGATAAAATAGCATTTCACATATCGGGGACAAATCTGGCAATTTGTCATTTTCCCGGAAATATTCGAATGCCTTTATGCATTCCGATTTGGTGGTGTTGCGCAGCCAACGTGTTTCTTCCGGCGAAATAGGTTTGGAGGCTTCTGGGGGAATAACATCATTAGCCTTTTTCAAAACTGCGGCCCGGCGATATTTGTAGGCATTCAAAATCTTGCAGACATATTCCGCATTGAATTGCTGGTAATGCCCCCGGTCTGCCTGACCATCCCGGCCTTTCGGCAAATATTCATCCAATTCCCCGGTAATGGACATTTCGAATGCCATCTTGAAATCCTTTATCGTTAATCCGTCATAATAACGCTTCAAGATTTCGCATACCCTAACGGTAAGATAACCGCGTTCGTTTTCATCAGTATCCCGATAGCCCACATCCTTGGCGATGAACTTTAATGCTTTGTTCAACTCCGTCAGTAATTCGGCATCACTATATTCGGCGATGGTCTTGGCCGTGGATGCAAGAAAAACGGCCCGGTCAACGGGATTCAATGCATTCATCACCTCCGGGATTTTAGCAATTTCCCGACGTTGCGCAACCGCCGATTTCGGCTTGAATAGTGTTAATCCTGTTTCCATATCAATTTGCCATGTCTTTCAAGTATTCGACCGCTTCCGATGATAATGCGCCCCTATCGTTCGGTTTAATCTTGACCAGCTTTCCATCACGATTATCATTCCGCATAAAGTTCCGGGCCGTAGCAATCCAATCCTTTTGTTTCTTTCCGTTCCGGCTGGACCAATCTGCCACCGCATGGAAATAATAGACTAAATCAACATCCGTGAACTCCGGGGCATCGAATTGCTTCGCAAATTCTTCGTAATCGTTAAAACGCGAATCTGCGAACAAACATGAGGGTTCCGATGTTCTACGGGGTCGCGTAACAACAACAGGAACAAAACCGGATTCGGACGGGAACAAACCGCCATCAGCGGGTTTATTCTCAATGGTTGGGTTGTTAATGTTATAGTCTATATTAACGCGGTCCGTTTTCGGACCATTTGCCGGTCCGTTTTCGGACTGTTTTTGGTCCGTTTTCGGACTGTTAGCCCGGATTTGTTCTTTTTCCTTTCCCCAATCGGCACAACGGTTCGTGAACCGAACGTATTTGACGCGGCCCAACTTGGTTAATTCAACAAATCCCATATCGGCCAATTCCGTAATGTTCTTGTAACAACGTTTAGCAACACCGAACAGTAACGGGAAATCATCGGCCATCTTTTCATCCGAATATTGATACCAAACGAATCCATCAATGGCAACAGTCTTTGACCATATCGGCAACGTCATAAACGCGGCCAACGTCGAAACTTGTACCAACGACAAATCGTTGACAATCGCAAATTCTTGGTCAATATTCAAAGTATATGTCATAATTAAAATAATTGCAATTGTGTTCCAACTTGTTCTTTTCCTAAAATAAAGTCGCAAATGAAATTGCGTGCGTAATCCGGGCTAATCATCGAACGTTCTTCACCACACAAGCCGCGTTGATGCGAACCGCTTATTTTGGTTATTGCCCTTTGTTTTTTATCGCGTTGTTCCGTGAAACCATAAGTGGGCGTGCATCCAAAAAACCAATACCCGGTAGGTTTTACAAAATAATCGCCACGTAACATCCTGTTTTTGTCAATAATAGATGGTAGAAAAAAATTATCTTTTAAATATGATTCGCCCGAATATGGGTTTTCAATTACCAATCTTAATTTCTTTTTTGACACTATGGCCACCAACTTCAAAAGCAATTCGAAGAAATGTTGCCTTTCTTGCGCCAATTCGATGTTTTCTTCCATCATCTTATCAATATTCATGTTCCTTTGATTCATGTGGACACCCCGGAAATATAGGGTTTTTGCATCGCAAAAGTGAATGCACGGGAAAAACGCCATTATTATATCATCGTAACTAATTGAATCAAAGAGACTTGCCCCCCCCCCCTTTGCGCATTTTCAATTTCGG